CTCAGTTTCAAAGCAAGCATTACTACGCGGTTACAACTTAGAAAGTATTGTTCTAAGCGATTTAATGCGCGCGTACCACACCGAACTAGACAACTTGCTGCTTAACGGCACAGGTTCAAATGGTCAACCTTTGGGAATCCAGGGAATGACAACAGGTATCTTGGTAACTTACACAGCGACCACAGGTACGGTTGCAGGTTTGTATCCAAAGATCGCGGATGCCATACAGCAAATTCAAAGCACAACGTTCGCGTCGCCTAACGCAATCGTTATGCATCCACGCCGTCTGGGCTTCCTACTTGCTGGTCTTGATGGCCAAAGCCGTCCGCTTGTCGTTCCAACCGCATACAATCCAGTCAATGCAATCGGAACAGGTGAGGGATACCCTAACTACGGTAATAACTCTGGTTATTCAATTCTTGGTTTGCCAGTCATCACAGATGCAAATATCTCTACTGCTCAAGGTACAGGTACAAATCAAGACACAATCCACATCGTCGACCTTAACGAGTCTCACCTATTCGAGGAGACTGGTAGTCCGACATACGTCACCTTTGAAGAGCCAAACGGCAAGGTTGCGTTAAACATCGTGATGTACGGAATGTTTGCTTATACCTCGCTGCGCTATCCAAAAGCGTTTGCGCAAATAAACGGAACTGGTCTTCAAAGCCCTACCTTCTGATGATAAAGGACCCCTGGGGAGCCTTGAAACTCCCCAGTGGTTATAACCATTCAGAATTTCTAAAGAGGTGGTACTAATGTGCGATGGTGGAGCTGTCACCTTTAATACAATGCCTCGTTCGATGTCACCTGTCCCTGATACCGATGGAGATTCTGAATGGCTATAACTAACGGATACACAACTTTAAATGCAATCAAAACTTTCTTATCTATTGCAGATAACAGCGACGATACTTTGCTAGAGGGAATGGTTGAAGCAGCCTCGCGCAGTATTGATCGAATTGCCAATAGAAGGTTTTATTTGGACTCTACTGCGTCAGCTCGTCAATATAGAGCCTACAATAACGTCATAGCGTATGTGGATGACATCGGCACGACGGCTAGTTTGGCCGTGGCAATCGACGACGACGGTGACGGCGTATTTGAAATCAGCCTGACACAAAACACAGATTATTTGCTGGACCCATTGACGGCTAGTTCTCTAGGACGTCCATTTACGCAACTAACGATGGTAAACACAGCACACGTATGGCCTGTCTTTCCAGGAATGTTCAGTAACGGCTTACGGCCAGGCGTTCAAGTCACAGCTAGATGGGGCTGGCCTAGCGTTCCAGATGATATCGAAACGGCCTGTCAGATACTCACGGCCGATCTGTACAAACGCAAAGATTCGCCAGGCGGCATCTTAGGTTTAGGCGACCTCGGCGCTATTCGTATGTCACCTTTAGGCCGCGACGTTACTGCAATGGTTCGTGCCTATAAGAAAGAAGTGGCAGCCTAATGGTCCCTTCGACGGTTCGACAAAACTTAAAAGCTCGGTTAGCTACTATCAGCGGATTAAAAACTTACGATCACATTCCAGACTCCATTGCTGTACCAGCAGGAGTCGTAGGTCAATTAGATTTGACCTTTGATACCACCTTTAATCGTGGTTATGACTCTGCAACTTGTACAATTCTGCTTATCGTAGGCAGAATGAGTGAGTCCGCAGGGCAAACAAAGCTAGATGGATATCTAGCGTCTACAGGTTCGACCTCAGTGAAAGCCGCTATTGAGGGCGATCAAACATTAAGCGGCGCAGTACAGACACTTCGCGTGACGCAAGCCAGCGCAGGGTCGGTGCAAGTTGCCAACATCGATTACTTGGCGTATCGATACGTGGTAGAACTGATCGGCTAACAAAGGAGAAAAAAATGGCCATCTTTATGGGTAACAAGGTGTCGGTAATCGTCGGCTCTACCTCCACCATTACAGATCACGTGAGCGCAGTCAGCCTCTCGAGAGAAGTAGACGCGGTGGAAATAACAGCAATGACCGACACAGTCCAAAATATAATCGGAGGAATTGAGAGACCAACTTTGACGTTGGAGCTTTTTAACGACTTCGCAGCTTCAAGTGTCAACTCATTATTTGAGGATGCGCTTGGAACTAAGCTCGCAGTAAAACTCATCCCTGTAGCAGGAACAGTCACAGCGACCAATCCTTCATACACTATGAGCGTACTTGTTTCACAATGGCAGCCAATTAACGGCGCTATCGATGCTCCAATGACAGCAAGTATCACACTTCCTGTTACGGCCATCACCAAGTCGACATCCGCGTAATCTAATTAGTAGGGGGCAGTTATGGCTACACAACAGATTAAGGTAGTTAAGAAAGACGGCAAAGAGGCGCTGTATGACCTTACGCCATCCGCCAAAGTGGCCTTTGAAAGTCACTTTAAAATGGGATGGCGTAAGCGTCTACTAGACGAGCAACGTGACAGTGATCTATGGTGGTTTGCACACTATTTGATTACTGCCAAAGGCGAAACCACGCTGCCTCTTGACGATGCGTTCTTAGATCAATACAAAGACGTTGAGTTCGTTCTTGACTTAAAAAATGGATAGACCGACGCGGCGATATATGGGAAGTCGCAGCCGTGTCGGTAGCTACAGGCATAGCGCCAAATGAGCTTCTTAATTGCGACCCTAACATATATGCGGCTATAAAATTTATTCTGTCAGAGCAATCTGACGCAAGGCGCAACACGAGGGCGGTCAAGAGGAGAAGGTAATGGCTAAAGATTCAAGTCTAGTCATCACTGAATTTGACGACTTTATGAAACAGTTACAAGCGCTTGGACCACAATTTAAAAAAGACTTTGATAAAGGTTTACGCCAAGCGGTTTTGCCTATGGCCAAATTGGCTCAAGCCTTCGTTCCTAACGACATAAGTTATAACAGCAGATATGTATTTAGTCCGCAGGAACCTACCTATCAAAGCGCTGCGTGGCTAGACGATACAGAGCATCGTTCGCGTGACTCGCAACGTTGGACCTGGCGTCCTGGCGAAGTTCGCAAAGGCATCGTTGTAAGGCGTAAAAGTACTCGCCGCGTTCCTGTTAATTATAACAAGGTGGCTGTCAGCGTTCTGTCTTTAATTAATAGCACCGCCTCTGGTGCCATTTATGAATTAGCAGGTTCTGGTAAGCGCAGGAGAGGTACTAATAGATCGCGCAACCCTAACGCTCGGCAAGACTTTTTAACCTTCTTTCCAAAGGTGGCAGGTCGTCCAAAACGCTTAATTTATAGAGCCGAGGCTCAAACAGGCGATAAGGTACGCGAAGAGTTAGTCAAAGTGATTGACCAACGTTTGCTGAAATTCGTGAGGAGCTGATATGGCAAAACAAGTCTCCATTGATTTTCTTACGCGCCTTAAAGATAAGGGTTTTAAAGACCTCGAAAAAGCATCAAAGAAGCAATCAAGTGTACTAGCTGGTTTAAGTAAACAACTAGCGGCTGTCTTTTCTGTTGCTGCCGTTGTTAAATTTGGCAAGGAATCTGTCAGGGCTTTTCAGGACGCGCAAAAAGAAGCAAACCAACTTAGGACTCAACTTAAGAGTTTGAATTTAGGTTTTGCCCAGTTGCAGATAAGCGACTTTATAAGAGACCTTGCTTTAGCTACAGGTGTCACTGGTGGCGCTTTAACTGACGCCTTTATAACTTTATCGCAAGCCACCAACGATGTGACAAAAGCTCAAAAACTATTAAAGCTCAGTTTGGATATAAGCGCTTCTACAGGTAAAGATTTAAGAACAGTAACGGTTGCTCTACAAAGAGCCCAGGCAGGTCAACTATCGGCTTTGACCAGATTGCAGATAGGTTTTACTTCTACAACTTTAGAAGGCAAAGATTTAGATGAAATATTAGATGATTTAGAAAAGAAATTTAGTGGATCGGCTTTAGTAGCAGCCGATACCTTTGAAGGCAAAATCAATCGGCTAAAGGAAGCAGTGGAAGACGCTAAAGAGGCCTTTGGAGAAAGTCTGGTTGAAGGTATTGAAGCCAGCAACGTATCTGTCGAAACACTCCAGAAAAACATTATTGACTTAGGAGCTTCTTTAGGAACTATCACAGGCAAACTAATCGCTTTTAATCAATCAGTCATTCAGGATGTCACAAAAGAATTTGAGGAGGATCAAGGTTACTTTGCTGGTTTCATCAAGTCACTAGTTAAATCAAATAAAGAACTGGCAGCCATAGACGGTGGAAGGCTAAGAGCGGCTACAAGAGCGCAAGCGCAAATAAGAAAAGTCGAAGCAGAAAATGCTAAGAACGTTAAGAAAACTATAAACATACAGAAAAAGGCAGACGCGGATAAGAAGCGCGCTGCGGAACTAGAGCGCCTTAGAAATCGTATCTCCTACAAGTTTGACATTGATGCCATAAATCTAAACGCTGCCTTGCGCCGCGATTTATCAATTGAAGACAAATCTAGAGTTCTAGAGTTGGCGGCTTTGAAAAAGTCTGAATATCAAACCGAAGAAGAGGCCATTAAAACATTAACGGCGGCCATAGAAGCAACCTCCAAGATAAAGCCAGATATAAAGTTTAACGACAATTTAGATGATATTTTAGAAAA